CCAAAGTTCAAATACGGCATTATGCCACTATAAAATCCTAAAAAAGGCATTTGACGCCCCAGAAAAAGCTTGACAAGACTATTATAATATGAGACAATCGGCTATAACTATTAAACTTTCTAATCACACAGGAAATGTAGATCATGCTTAAAGAGTTAAAGGCTCAACATAGGAATATTATACAACTTGCCTTTAATGGCTTCTCAAGACAAGAAATAGCTGAGCAACTAGATATTCATGTGCAGACCATTACAAATGTATTAACCTCTCCGCTTGGCAAAGCCTATCTAGATGGCTTATCTGACAAAGTTAAGGAAGTCACAATTGATGTTCGTAGAGAACTTGTCTCAATGAACAAAGATGCCCTAAAAACTCTTAAGACTTTACTTGATCCTAAAGGAAAAATTCCAGCCTCAGTTAAGCTTGGTGCAGTTAAGGATGTGCTAGATAGAACAGGTTATAAACCAACCGACAAAATAGATATCGACATGACTTACAAAACTAAGACTGATGAGGAACTTGATGCCGAGATCGCTGCAATAGAAGAATCAATAGCTAGTACACAAACGGCTCCAGATGAAGAACCAATAAAATTTATACCTTGCAATGAATCTGAAAATGGTATTAAGCAAATTGAAGATCCTATAACAGTGGGTGTTAATGAATAATTTAGCTCAAAATATCGAGCCTTCAAAAACAAATCTTTCTTTATTATCTCGTGATGAAAAGGAAGGTTATTTAAAACTTTTGAAAGAAAAAGATTCTCGCATTAAGCAGATTCGGATTGATCAATATTATCCTGCCACAGGTCCGCTCAGTAGAGATAAATATGAGAAGCACATGCTTTTCTTTCAAAAAGGCAGCGAGTTCTCTGAGCGCTGTATTATGGCTGCAAATAGGATTGGTAAGTCAGAAGGTATTGGCGCTTATGAATTGACTCTTCATGCTACAGGCCGATATCCAGACTGGTGGATAGGTAAGAGATTTAATAGACCAATTAATGCCTGGGCTGCTGGAACTACAGGAACAACAGCAAGAGATATTGTACAAAAGAAATTAATAGGATCTCCTGAAGAAATCGGAACAGGACTGATTCCTAAAAAATATATTATAAAAACTACTCCAAAGGCAGGCGGCGTTCCAAATGCAGTTGATACAATCTTGGTTCGCCATATATCTGGAGGCATATCACGAATTAAAATAAAGTCATATGCTGAAGGACGTAAGTCATTTGAAGGTACTGAACAAGACGTTATTTGGCTTGATGAAGAATGCCCACTTAGTATCTACACTGAATGTTTAACAAGGACAATGACAACAAATGGTCATATACTTTTAACATTCACACCGCTTGAAGGACTCACTGAAACTGTTCTTCAATTTATGCCAAGCGGAGAAATTAAAGAAGGCACAAATGGCAGCAAGTTCTTAATAATGGCAACATGGGATGATGCTCCACATCTTACTAAGGCACAAAAAGATAAATTATATGCAGCACTACCTCCACATCAACGTGAGGCCAGATCTAAAGGAATACCTCAATTAGGTTCTGGAGCAATTTATCCTCTTCAAGAGAGTGAGATTACAGTATCTGATTTTATGATTCCTGATCATTGGTTGCGCTGTTATGCCCTTGATGTAGGTTGGAAAAAAACTGCTTGTTTATGGGGAGCAACTGATCCAACTTCAAATATTACGTTTCTTTATTCTGAGTATTATAAAGGCCAGGCTGAACCTTTTGTTCATGCTGAGGCCATAAAAGCTCGTGGCATATGGATACCAGGAGTTATCGATTCGGCTGCACATGGAAGATCACAAGAAGATGGTAGGCAACTTTTTAATTCTTATTGGGAATGTGGTCTTGACATAGCTAATGCAAATAAAGCAGTAGAAGCCGGTATATATAAAACTTGGCAAATGTTAAGTTTAGGAAAATTAAAAGTATTTAAATCGCTAGTTAATTGGTTTTCTGAATTTAGACTTTATCATAGAGATGAGAATGGTAAGATCGTTAAAGAGAATGATCATTTAATGGATGATACAAGATATCTGGTAATGTCAGGCCTGGCCCGAGCAATTGCTAAACCCTTTTGGGAATTAGATGCCTGGGAAGATTCAGAACAATATAATGATTTAAATACTAATCTTCATACAGGATATTAATAAGGGGTATCAAATGTTTATTAGAAGAGTGAATGAAGGAGAAAAACTTAGATGTGGTATAAATTGGTTATCAAATGAAAAGACTTTACTTGGACTCAAAATAAAGATTCCTATTTTACCAATTTTTCCAAAAGAATATCTAAATTTTGATAATGAAAATATTTATTATGGCTGGCAAATAAAAGTTATTCGATTTTATATTCGTATTCGAAGATGGAAAAATTTTCCAAAATATTTACAAAAAATAATTTATAGATTTTCTATTTATACTGAAAATTTTGGCAAGCAAAGATTTATTAATTCACGAGAAATAAGAGAAGATGTAATGTAAAAATTTTGTTATATCTAACTTATAAATAGGAAATAAATGGAACCAGATCAAAATATATTAGAAGAACCAACTGAAGGTAATCGTCAAGTATGGGCAACAGAAGAGCCAATTGAAGCTATTCTAACTGAGCAAGACCAGCCTGCGGAAGAAGAACTTCAAGTAATTGAGAAGGAAATCTTGCGAGCTGAAGCTGCTGTTCTAATTAGTAACATTGCTCCAAAAGTAGATGAGAAAGTCATTAGCGATTTGACCTCCAAAGTTCTTGATGGCTATCAACTTGATCTGGATTCTCGTAAAGATTGGGAAGACCTCAATAAGCAGATCATTGACCTTGCTAAGCTGCTTGTAAGTAAAAAGACTTATGCTGGCGAAGTTGTTGCAAATATAAAATATCCATTAATCATTACTGCTTGTATCCAGTTCGCAGCTCGTGCCTATCCTGAAATTATCAAAGGTGATAATGTTGTAAAAGGTAAAGTTATTGGCGATGATCCAGAGGATTTAAAATTTAAACGGGCTGACCGAATTAGCAAGTTCATGTCTTTTCAGGTTCTTAATGAAATGGTTGATTGGGAAGAAGATGTTGATCAACTTCTCTTTACACTGCCTGCAATTGGATGCTCATTTAAAAAGAGTTACTTTGATTCCATTGAGAGACGCAATATATCTGAAATGGTTTTCGCTGATGATTTGGTTGTAAATTATTTTACAAAATCATTGGAAAGAGCACCAAGAGTTACCCATAAAGTATATTTATATCACAATGAAATTGTCGAACGTATAAATTCAGGCGTCTTTATTCAATTTGATATTGATGAGCTGGGAGAAGCTACATCTGAGGAGACTTCAAATACTGATGAAGAAACTCCACATTTATTTCTAGAACAACATAGGTGGTATGACCTAGACGAGGATGGTTATCAAGAACCATATATCGTAACTGTTCATGCAGATTCTCAGAAATTAGTTCGCATAGCGCCAAGATTTGCAACTGATGGCATTCTAAGAAATGCTAAAGGTAAAATAATTAAGATTATTCCTGAGCATTATTTTACCCGTTATATTTTTATGCCAGCCATTGATGGTGGTTTTTATGGTATGGGATTCGGCTCATTATTAATGAGTACAAATGCAGCCATAAACACATTAATTAACCAGCTCATAGATGCAGGAACACTTTCAAATCGTCAGAATGGTTTCCTTGGCAGAGGCATAAAACTCGGTCGAGGAAAATCAATTCAGTTAAAGTCAGGAGAATGGAAACAAATAGAGGTATCTGGTGAAGATATTAAAAAGAATGTCTTTGCAATGCCAATACGCGAACCATCAACGACACTGTTTAGTTTATTGGGACTCTTAATAGAGGCCGGAAAAGAACTTGCAGGCATGACTGAAATTCTGGCTGGCAACTCTCCTGGTGCCAATGTCCCTGCTGAAAGTGTTCTTGCATTAATTGAGCAGGGATTACAAGTTTACTCAGCTATTCATAAAAGACTCTATCGATCATTATATAAAGAATTCCAGAAGATTCGCAGATTAAATTCTTTATATCTTGATCAGATGACCTATTCAACTGTTCTTGATAATGCAGAAGCTGATATTCAAGCAGACTTTGCAACACATGATTTTGATGTGC